AAACGATTTTGTAAAATCTGCATCAAGCATATACCCCCCCTTATTGCGCATACTACCATTATAAACAGCCATGGTATCTTCATTTGGATTTGAGAATGGCTCTGCACCAAAGAAACTGGGTGTTGGTGTGGCTTGATTTCCCATTGACCGTGGTGAAGGGAGTGAATTATCAACAGTTGTTCGTTTCATAAATTTGCTACTTTCATCTAAAAGTTCATCATCGTCATTGCTGGGCATTGTGTTTATTGCTGGAATTTCTAGCATTCGTTTTACAGCCGGACGGTCTGGATCAGTTGGAGGTAGTTCATATGCTTGAAAGCCCTCCTTTTTCTTATGACGCCGTTTTTCTTTGGATTTCTCCACCTGTGGAAATGCATCCTCTATAGAGGCGAACTCCATCTAAGTTCAACCTATGTCTTTTTATCTGATTAAAACTTTGTTCTTCTAACAGAATGGTTCTAAGTGAAGGATCGCCAAAGGCCAGAAGCGAAGCTTCATCGCCAAAGGTCAAAAGCGAGGCTTCATCGCCAAAGGCTAAAAGCGAGGCTTCATCGCCAAAGGCTAAAAGCGAGGCTTCATCGCCAAAGGCCAAAAGCGAAGGTTCGCCAAAGGCCAATAATCCTGCAAATAGCAATACTGATATTGATTTTAGCATGATGTCCTGGATAAGAAATACACATTCTGTTTTACATTCACCTCTAGGAATTCTATCGGTTGTAGGCCTAGTTGTAATAGGCTCCTTTGTCGAAATTGCCCCCCGGAAGTCTCTAGAATTTCTCGATAATGCACTTGGTAGAGCAGTTTTCTTTATACTTCCTTTTATCATTGCAGTTTTAATTGATTGGCCAACTGGATTATTGGCAGCCACTGTTTCACTCATTATATTTGCACGTTTACAAAAACATGATTCTTCTGAAGGGTATTCAGATCTTACCGAAGATAGTAATAATTCTACAACTCTAATTTCAAGTCCACATAGATGGTTTATTGAGAGAATTTTAGGAGAGAGTCCAATTGCAATTTCATCTGATAAAGTGATAACGACAAATCCAAAGAATAATGATATTCGATCTTCTTCATCATCTATGGACAAGAATTCAAGCCCTTTTGATAGTTCATCTTCTGTGCAAGGAAATTCAACGTCCTTTGATAGTTCATCTTCTAATAAATAGGCTTCGCTAATGCTTTGCTAAAGGCTTCTTCTATAAATAGAAACATCGCCATAAAGTAAGATGGATGAGATAGTAAATTTCAATGATATTCCTAGTGTATTAAATGCAAGTTTGCGCATGATTACCCTCCTATCATTATTAGCATGGAATGTATTTGAAAGTCTATCTCTCCGGACATTATACCCACTAACAATGGTTGCACAATGGGAATCTCCTATATGGCGAATGATACTTTTATTGATTGTATGGCTTGGGGCAGAATGGTGTGAATCTATTGGCTTAATGTCAGGAATCGCAGTATCATTATATATTGCAAATATGATACAGATGGCATAAATTATAAAAATATATTGATAAAAGAAGTTAGATGAGTTTCTCTGGTCCACCGCCAGCAGTGGCTCCACCTAGTGGACCCTTTGAAGCAACAATGACAAAAATAGCATCATCTCCATATGCCCTCGCAACTGCAATGTTTGCACTTAATATAGGTGGAAGATTTCTCCCCCTTGAAGTTACAAAGGAGCAAGAAAAATTCTTAAATCAGCCCTGGTTCAGACGTGTAATTATTTTTATGATATTTTTCTTAGCTACAAGAAATATAATTACTGCGGCATGGCTTTCATTGATTGTAATTCTTTGTGTTGGATACTTATTAAATGAAAATAGTAGTCTGTGTATTTTTGGAAAGGGTGGTTTAGCCAATGCAACATGTAAGACAAAAGTAAAAGAGCCCGCTCTTTCACTTACACCCGAAGAAACCGCCATTTTGAAATCATTACAAGATAAGGCCTCTAAGATATCATCATCTGATAAACCTGCCGAAGTAAATACTACATTTGGCATGAAAACACATGACCAATATAACAAGGTTATGCAAGGATTATGGGGACAATAAGTAGATGTTCTCCTTAGCATGGCGAACGATATTTAGAGAAAATTCAATTATAATAGGAATTATTGTTCTTATTATAATTTTAGTCTATATATGGAATTATTCCGGCCTACTAGAGCAGAATGCTTTAGTAATTGTCGAGCCAAGGAAGCATTCTATGTTAAAGTATGTCTGTGAGAATTTTGATAAACATACGTGTAAGACCTGGGACCTCTATGTATTTCATGGTAAATCTGGGAATGAATATGCAAGGGAAGCAACTGCTAATATAAAAGGGCGTAAGGTCATCTTAATTCCTCTTCACACAGACAATCTAGATGCTGATGGATATAATATCTTATTTAAGAGTCTAGATTTCTGGAATCAAGTGAAGGCTGAGAATATCCTAGTGTTTCAAACAGATGCGGTTATATGCCCTGCTTCTGAGTTTAAACTACGCGACTTTATGAAGTATGATTATATTGGATGTGGATCCTATGCTGGCGCAATTGGGAAGAAACGTGACGTTTGGGGAAAAGAGTATTCTAAGGGTAATTCATTTTATGGAATTGGTGGCTTGAGTTTTAGAAAGAATTCCTTTCAGAAACAATGCATTAGAAAGTATCCTAATATAGCTGCAGACTATCCTGAGGATGTCTTTTATTCTAATTGTGTTGAGCACTCTGCAAATAAGCCTGAGTCAGCGGAAGTTCTAGCAAATTTCTGCACACAGGATTCATTTTCCAAGAGAAGTTTTGGTGCTCATAAAACATGGGTTATGAAAAATCCAGAGGAGTTTTTTGATTTTTGTCCAGCAGCTCGGGCAATTAAGAAAGACTAAGCTTTTTTAAAAAAGCTAGCAAAAACTTAGAAAGCTAACCTAAAATCCAATAAATCGGAGTATCTTTCCACATAGATTTTGCTCTTGCTCAATCTTATATTTCTCATAGAGACTCTCACTAATTTTTTCCACGTAATCACGAGTAATATTACTTTCTCGTTTTATGATAGCCTTAATTTCATCCATATGTTTCTCTTGAATATCTTCTAGGGCCCTATGTTTCTCATCAATCACTTGTTGCATATGAGTCTGTATAGATTGAATCATTCCCTTGACATCGCGCTTCTTATACACGGGCTCAGTAATCATCTTATAATTACTGGCATTCAGCCTGTAAATAATAACACCAGAACGATTCATGATATTCAGTGGAACACCCTTGTTAATTACCTCGACCACTAGAATATCTGCTGGAGGAGTATTATCAGGTAAACCTTGAACAGGAAATGTATGAATTTTCATCTTTATCTTACAGGGGTCAATGGGCCCACCATCCTTACAGGTGAAGGTTCCATAACATGAATCAATCCACAGATTAAATTTATCTAGGAAATCTGGAGTCAGATTTTCGCCTCCCGCAATTGTGCCGTCATCGAGGACTCCCATGATTAGATATCCCCCTGCACCATTGAGAAAGGCGTGAATCGTTTCCTTGTATTTAGGAAGCCCAGAGCCACGAATAGATTTCAGGCTAAAGAGGCCAGTAAATATGGAGACCCGCTTGAATTCTACGGTATTACTCTCATTAAAGGGAACCTTTTCACCGTAGACCCATTGTTGCGGTAGCAAAGGTAACATACGGGCTTACTAAGCTCATGTGTTAGATTTACTCAAATTTATTAGCTAGATTTAATGATCTGGATATTCTTCATTATTGGAATTAGAATTTCAGAACTTTCTATTGGTTTTTGCACACTTTTATACTTTTATACCTTTATCATTTAAAATGCCCAATATTTATATTTTTTTAATGAATACTTGAGTAGTTTTTTCACCTAAATAAATTATTTTTTTGTAATAACTAGATAAAAACCCATCTACACCCTTTTGCGTTAAATCCGGACCCCCCCATCCATAGTCATCAAATATCATTATGCCATTTTTTTTTAATTTTCTAAAACTTAAAACAGCATCTTCTAATACATATTCTGGTTCGTGATTTCCATCTATATAAATAATATCAAAAAAATCATCTTTAAACTTTGGTATTTCTAAATTAGAATATCCACGATTTATTATTATTTTATCTTTAACTCCAGAATTTTCAATATTAGTAATAAATGTCTTATAGATTGATGATTGTTGGTTTTTATATTCAGGATAATCATCATAATCTTCCCAAGGGTCTATACAATACAATTTACTATTATCATGTAATCCATAAGTTTTTGCAACAGATAAAATATTAGCACCATAAAATGTTCCAATTTCTAAATAATTAATTTGTTTATTAGAATACTTACTGACATCTATATACTCAAACCAGTTATCTGCTAATCGATATTTAGTTCCAACAAAATTATTTAACATACAATGATATCTATAATATATAATAGATATTATGTAAATAATAGACATTTTAAATGAGAAAAACATATAAAATCCTTAAACATCAAGGCTTACCGTAGAGCCAACCGGTGCAGGCCTACGTCCTGCTCTGCGTCTATTCATTCCTGAGCGTGTAGAATCTGCCTGACTATACTCGTCACTGGCAACACTCTGAAGCTCAGAGACTGCCACCATTGCAGGCTGCTGCTGAGTAGGCATCGTCACATTCACTGGCATGGAGCGAACACCAATGGATTCCATCTCAGCCTTACGAACATCCTCAAAGGTTCTTAGAATATCATCGACTCCAGAAGGCCCCTTCATCTCACGTCTTTGACTAGGGTCCGCCGCTACTGCTGCAGAGCCAGAAGACATCTGGCTTGGGTTGGCTGCAGACCTACCACTAGAGCCAAAGAATCCGCCGGTGGGTCCAGGAGGGTCCATGGCCATTGCAGATGCTGGCATATTAGGAGGTGCTTGGTTTCCACCCATTCCTTGGGCTGCTTGCATCCCAGGCATACCTTGCATCCCAGGCATACCCATGGCCATTCCCATGAAATTACCAAAGCCTGGACCAGCCTGAGCTGCCGCAGCCTGGGCCATCTGCTTAGCAAGCATCGGATTACTCTTTAGCACATCATCCATTGTGGGCATCTTCTGTCTAAAGAATGAATTTGACACATGGCACATGAATCCACTTCCAGCGACAGCCATTGCCAGGCGCATCTCAGGAGGCATCTTACCACGGTCCTTGTATTTGTCATACAACTCCTCGAAGATTTCATCGAAATCCTCGACATTGGTGTGAACCGATTCAGACCATCCCTCAAGCTTGATATCAAAGGGGTCAAACTTGTCATTCATCCACTCGAGTCCAGTGATTGCACCCATCAGCATCTGGCGTTGAAATCTGAGAGAGCCTTCTAGATTCCTGGCATCCACCAGCCTTGTGTATTCCTGCTTGATTTCCTCGAAGGAATTATCCATTGTGAACCGCTTGCTTATAGGGTATCCCTTGGATTCAAGACGCTGCAGCTTATTCAGATACTCAATCTTCTCCTGTCGCTCTTTCTCTAAATCGCGAGGGGGTGCTGGGGTAAGGGAAATAGAAGGTGCAGAGCTGGATTGATAGTTATTGTAGGGACTGGATTCCTTGGAGATACTGATTTGAGGAAGGGGATTACTAGAATTAGAACCAGACCCAGACCCAGAATCCATAGACCCGCCAAATGTATTGCCGAAGGTATTTAAGTCAATTGGCTCAAGGGTGTCGAACTGAATAGGCTTCATCTCATCGGGAACGGAAAGCCGGATAGGTGCTGACCCGAAACTCTGCGTTCCCTCCACTTTCGAACGATTCTGGTTTGCCAGAAGATTCAGGCCGAGGTCATCACTCAAGTCAGTTACTTCAACCACATTTCCAATTTCAGAGGAAATATTTATGGTGGGACCCATTCCTGATTGGCCTGGGCCCATGTCAACCGCTGCTGACTGCATTTCCTGGATACTAACACTCATCCTTCTCCGTTACTAATGTCTTTTTTAAGGACGGCTTTAGACGCGCCTATCGACAGGATAGGCGCTATGCCGTTGCATCTTCCAGATGCAACGGACGCGGCTTTTTTATGGCTTCGCCTATAAAAAGCGAACCAAAAAACTAGAATCCAGAAGGCCAAAAGTCAGGACTTTAAGGCTCACTGCACTCTAATATTAGATGTGCTCTAAATCATGCAATGCTGTCAAGAAGTTTTATGCCGTTATGTTAACTTCCGCTAATATGAAATCTCCAAAATTTCTACAGGTTTACAAGGTGCCTCCTAGGGAAGATCAGATAAGACAACTTCTTTCAGACCATGTAATTGGTAAATTAGAGCCTTCCCCTCATTTATATGGCAATAATCCAGAAATTCACCTGGTACCTATTCAGATTCCGATTAATATCTTACTTTCCTAGAAACAATTATAGATATTTTCGATACTTTCTAGTTTTTTTCTTAATTTGACGCCGACGTGTTTTTCGCCTTCTTCGTTTGCCACCTGAAATTCCATTTTTAGCTTCAGCTACAGGCTCAGCTACAGGCTCAGCTACAGGCTCAGCTACAGGCTCAGGCAAAGTAGGGGCTTCCCAAACAACAATTAATTCGTTAGGCGCTCCTGCTGCAACAAGTGTATTTACGCGAGAAATACTATTATAATATCTAGAAGGTTCCTTGGTGTCGTCATGTTTCAAGACAAGGATTTCCTCCCTTTTTCCCTTATTTTCAAATGCTCTACTCATTGTGATATCAACAAATGCAAGTCTTGGCCCAGAAGCATCGCCACATCCTAAAAGAACACATCCCCCATCGTTACACTGTGTACTTGTATATTCTGGTTTTCTAATTATTGTCCTTGCAAGCCCCCCTGGCCCTTTGGAACAAAGATTTGTTTGACAGTGACCAACAATAGTCATTTTATAAGGACTACTATTAATTACACTACATACACTAGCTTCTGGAGAATATGAATAATATCTTGCCCATAGCGGCCCCCCAAACATATCATCATTATTTACATTTGAAATAAATTTTATATCTTCGTTATTACCACTAGGTTTGCATATTGTATTTTTTAAACCTAGTTCATCTATTTTTCCTTGTAATTCTAATAATTTAGGAGTCATATTATATTCTCCATTATTTCCACCATGAAGGGAAGCATGAACAAAAATCGCCTCATTGCCAATTGTTACTGTAATATAAGGACAAGCCTCATAAAATGGTAAAAGGCAATTTCTTCTATTTGCTCTTTCCCCAAATAGGGTTTTAGCACTCTGATGAACATAATTATTATATATTACATTCATATTGCCATAATATGTTTTATTTAATATTTGAGTAGTAATTCCACCATGCCCAGTTCCATAAGGCACTGCATTTCTCCCTAAAACGCTGCCTGATAACTCTCCTTCTTGAATGACCGTATGATAATCATGATTACCGATTAAAAATCTCAATTCTGAATTATATTCCCTTGCTGATATTCTTAGATTAAATAAAAATATATGCAATAAAATTTCTATATCACCACTTACATCTGGAACAGACATGCCATCACGATTTCCATCGACAATATCACCTACAATGATAAGAATAGTATTCGTTTTTGCTGGATTCCATCGTATAGTAAATACATCATCAAGACTCGTTAGTTGTTTATCAGTTACTTCGGCATTGAATAAAATACTTGATAGAACAAGAAGGTCTGCATGTATATCGCTAGTAGTTATTACAGTTTGATATCTTTCAACCGGAATATTATATGATGAGTTCAGTAGAGGTTTAGCACCATCTATCTTTTGTATCATTGCTGCAGGTAAATTTGTTAAAAAAGCGGCACCAGCAACGGGTATTGTATATTTATCCTCAATATTTATAAAAAAATTGTTTAAAGTTGCCATCTAATTATCATGTAATAAATTATTTTACATGATAATTAAATAAATTTATATAAGGCTAAAGAATTACTCAATCAGTGCAAGGCCGCCGCGTTCATTCATAATTTTTATACTTGCACTCTCTACAAGTAGCCCTCCATTCGCATAGACTCCATAGTTGCAGACAATTTCCTCGTTTTCTAGGGCAAAATGCCAGATTTCATGGTCTCCAGGTTTCTGATAAGGTTCCGCCTTCTCATCAATGAAGGCCATTAGTCTGAACTTACCAGTAGTCATATAGAGATTCTTCATTAGCTTGAGATGCCTTGCCTTCTGCTTGGGCTCTAGCTTATCTACTAGGATAGAGTGGCATCCTGTTATAATGAGGTCCTCGGTAAGCTGAGGATAGTTCTTAGGGCTCAGCTTGAAGAGGCGGTTAGGACCTCTATCAGCATTATCAGGATTTTTGAAGTTCATTTTGCCAATGGTGTGGACTTTCACAAAGACTCCACTCAGCGTCTTAACGGGAGTGCCCACTCTCATGTCTTCAATTGGCATGTATTCTTCTTTTTGTCCGTTCATGCAGAGAATCTTGGAGCCACGGAGGAAGCAGATTGGATTAGCACCTGCAGTAGTTACACTTATTGTTTGAGGTTTAGGACTTTCACCTGCACT